ATGAAAAAATTCATTGGATCAGTTTTAGCTACGACATTAATTTTAGGGGGATGTTCCACGATGGAAAATGAATCAAGTAAAGACACGAATACAGAAACAAAATCAGTACCAGAAGAAATGGAAGCTTCAAAATATGTAGGCCAAGGCTTCCAACCGCCTGCAGAAAAAGATGCGATTGAATTTGCGAAGAAGCATCGTAAAGAATTTGAAAAAGTAGGTGAACAATTCTTTAAAGATAACTTTGGACTAAAAGTTAAAGCTACAAATGTTGTAGGTAAAGATGATGGTGTAGAAGTTTATGTGCATTGTGAAGATCATGGCATTGTATTTAATGCAAGTCTACCTTTGTACAAAGATGCCATCCATCAAAAAGGATCAATGCGCAGTAATGACAATGGTGATGATATGAGTATGATGGTGGGTACAGTGCTGAGTGGCTTTGAATATCGAGCGCAAAAAGAAAAGTATGATAACTTATATAAATTCTTCAAAGAAAATGAAAAGAAATATCAATATACAGGCTTTACAAAAGAGGCAATTAACAAGACACAAAATGTCGGATATAAAAATGAATATTTTTATATTACATACTCTTCTAGAAGTTTAAAAGAATATCGAAAGTATTATGAACCACTGATTCGAAAAAATGATAAAGAATTTAAAGAAGGAATGGAACGAGCAAGAAAAGAAGTGAATTACGCTGCAAATACAGATGCTGTTGCTACACTTTTTTCTACTAAGAAAAACTTTACTAAAGACAATACAGTAGATGATGTAATCGAACTAAGTGACAAATTATATAATTTAAAAAATAAACCAGATAAATCTACAATCACAATACAAATAGGGAAACCCACTATTAATACTAAGAAAGCCTTTTATGATGATAATCGTCCAATAGAATATGGGGTGCACAGTAAAGATGAATAAAATTAATGATAGGGATTTAACAGAATTAAGTAGTTACTGGGTTTATCAAAATATTGATATAAAAAAAGAATTTAAAGTTAATGGAAAAAGGTTTAAACAAGTAGACAGTTATAATGATGATAAGAATAGTAATTTGAATGGTGCTGCTGATATTAAAATATATGAGTTATTAGATGATAAAAGTAAACCAACTGGTCAACAGACAATAATTTATCAAGGAACATCTAATGAGGCAATTAATCCAAATAATCCATTAAAATCATCGGGGTTTGGAGATGATTGGCTCCAAAATGCTAAATTAATGAATAATGATAATGAAAGCACAGATTATTTAAAGCAAACAGATCAATTATCAAATCAATATAAAAAAAAGTTAGAAGATGCAGATAGATTATCAAATAGTGATTTTTTAAAAAAATATAGAATGGAATCAAGTAACTTCAAAAACAAAACCATTGTGGCGGATGGCGGTAATTCGGAAGGCGGTGCAGGAGCAAAATATCAAGGAGCGAAACATCCAAATGAAAAAGTTGTTGCTACTGACCCAGCAATGGTACCTTATGCTGCTTGGCAGAAATTTGCTAGACCACGCTTTGATAATATGATTAGTTTTAATAGTACCAACGATCTATTAACATGGTTACAAGATCCATTCATCAAAGATATGCCGGGAAAACGCGTTAACATTAGTGATGGTGTGCCCAGGTTAGATGCTTTAATAGACAGCCATGTAGGTTATAAAAGGAAGTTAAATAGAAAAGATAACACATACGATACTGTACCACTAATCAAAATTAAGTCGGTAAAAGATACAGAAATTAAAAATGGAAAAAAAGTAAAAAAGACTATTAACATAACATTAGATATGGATGGGCGAATTCCAATAAATGTTTGGACAGGAGATTCGATTGCACGTTCTGGAAGAGGAACTTTAATTAAACTTAATTTAGAAAATCTTGATGCGTTGAGTAAACTGATTACTGGTGAAACTAGTGGTATGTTAGCAGAATGCGTAATCTTTTTAAATGAAAGTTTTAACATCTCAGAAAATGAAAATAAAAATTTTGCAGATAGAAAGAAACAATTATCAGAAGGATTTAAGGATAAGATTAACTTATTTCAATTAGAAGAAATGGAAAGAACTTTAATTAGTAAAATAAACTCACTTGAAGAAGTTGCAGATGAAACAATAGAAAGTATTAGTGCTGTTAAACACTTATTACCTGATTTTGCATTGGATGCATTAAAAGAAAGAATTAATGAGTTGTTTAAAGGTATAAAATCTTTTATAGAAAAAGTGTATGATAGTATAGATAATGAAATTTTAGAAATTTTCAAAAATATTGATCATGACTTCAAGGATGGAGTATCTGAAGAAATGATGAAACATTTGAAAGTAGTAAAACAGAATATTCAGCAAATAAAAAATCAAAATGATATTTATGGTAGGCAAATTGCAGATATTAGAAGTATTATGAAGCAACAAGATGCAACAATTTTAGATGGAAATTATCAAATTAATTATAGCTGTGAAAATATGGTGCAGGGTCTAGCTTTACCTTCTAATTATTTAGGAAGAAAAATGAAAATATTAAAAGACCATATCGATGATGGTATTAAAAAAATAGCAGACTATGTTCAAGGTATATATGATGAATATGCATCGAAAATTGTCGATGTAATAAAATATTTGATTAATACAATTCCCAAAATACGTAAGAATTTAAGACATGCAATTGAAATGTTAAATGTAAAAAAGAAAGAATTTTTGTCCCTGATTCCTAATGTAACTTGTAATTATATTAAAACTAAATTAGAAGAATTAGATAATACTTTAGGCAAATGGGAGCCTTTTCTTAATGATTTAAAAGCAGTGTCACCAATTTTAGATAACCATTTAGATGATATTGTTAAGAACATGAAGCCTTTGATTGTACAAATGATATTTGAACCATCACATTATAATGATATGTTTATTTCAAGAAAAGCTTTAACGCCAGTGTTCTCAAGCGTTTTATAAAGCTTGTAAAAAATATAAGGGCAAAAAAAGGGCGGATTTAAGCTAACTTGGAATGTTTTCGAGTTTTTGAGTTAGTTCTCTATCCATTTTTTCAGTTACATGAGTATATATGCGAATGGTTGTTTTTTCATCTACATGTCCTACCCTTTTCATAATTGCTTTTAAAGAAACATTCATTTCTACTAATAAAGTTATGTGTGTATGTCTAAATGTGTGCGTGGTAACTTTCTTATTCATATTTAAAGCTTTTGTAGTTTTCTTAAGCACACCGGTGATTTGATTATTACATAAAGGATTCCCTTTTTTTGTTGTGAATATGAACCCTCTGTCAACATAGCTCGAATTCCATCTTTTCAACATTTTGTTTTCCAGTATTATCTTTTTAAAAATTTCTACGGTTCTAGAATTGATGCTGATACTTCTTTTTGAACTTATAGTCTTTGTAGTGTCTTTGTATCCGAATCCTTCCTCGTATTTAATGCGGTGAATTGTACCTGTTATATTGATAGTTTTGTTTAATAAATCTATATCTTTTTCCTGCAGTGCTTGTAGTTCTCCTATGCGCATACCAGTTAAAGCCTGTACTTCTAAGATGCTGGCAATTAAAATGCGATTTCGCTTGTGTAACTTATTATCATTTAGTATATGATCACGTATCTGTAGGACTTGGTTCATTTCTAAATAGTTGTACATTTTAGATTCATCTTTTTCGATATCCTCTATTGTTTTTCTTCTTTTAGGAATTTTGACATTAGTTAACAAATATTCATTTGGATAATTGTAAAATTTAACTGCATATTTAATAGCTCCTTTCATATCTCCGAGTTGACGGGTTACTTGATTTTGAGAATAGATATCTGATAATTTATTAATAAATATCTGCATATATTTTGTATCTAGTTTGTTTAAAAGCAAGTTCTCAGAGCTGTATCGTTTAATGTTTCTAATTCTTATTTTTATATTATTAAGAGTAGTCAACTTTGAACCTGATGTTTTTATATGATATTCAAGCCATTCATCTAATAGCGCGTGAAAAGTCAAAGTTTTTAATTCGCTTGACGACTTGTTGTTCAGTTTTTCTTTTATTTTTTCTTCTAAACGAAACATTGCTTCTTTTTGAGATTGTTTTGTATTCTTGTTCAACACAACACTTACGCGCTTCCATTTATCTGTGTATGGATCTTTATACTTCTCGTAGTATCTGTATTTAGTTTCGTTATTTTTGTTTTTAAATTTTTCAATCCACATGTTTATACCTCCTGCAAGAACGTATGTTCTATAAAATATTAAAAAATAATAAGGGTAGTCGGGCTACCCGTAATTTAGTACTAGGTACTAAATGTGTTATAATAAAATAAAAAGTAGGTGATAAGATGACTCAATTTCTAGGGGCGCTTCTTCTTACAGGAGTTTTAGGTTACATACCATATAAATATCTAACAATGATAGGTTTAGTTAGTGAAAAAAACAAGGTTATCAATACTCCTGTATTATTGATTTTTTCTATTGAAACATGTTTGATATGGTTTTATAGTTTTATAATTTTTAATAATGTTGATTTAAAAAATTTGAATTTAATTCAGTTGCTTACAGGTCTAAAAGCAAATATTTTGTTTCTATTTATTTTTGTTTTAACAGTGTTTGTATTTAATCCTTTAATTGTTAAATTTATTATCTGGTTAATTAATATAACCAGAAAGTTTATGAAATTGGATTGTATAAGCTTATTAGACAAAAGAGACAAGTTGTTTAATAACAACGGTAAACCAGTATTTATAGTTATTAAAGACTTTGAAAACAGAATCATTGAAGAGGGTGAACTTAAAACCTATAATTCAGCTGGTAGCGATTTCGATTTACTAGAGGTTGAGCGACAAGATTTCAAAGTATCTGATTTACCGTCAAACGATGAATTGTATATTAAACATACGCTTGTAGACCTTAAACAACAAATTAAATTGGATTTATATTTAATGAATGAATACTAATCTTTTTTCTTAGCTTTTTCTGATAAAGTGCTTTTTAATTTTTCGCTGGCGCCTGACTTTTCAAAACTTTTGTTTAATGGGTTACTACGAGTAGTTTCTTGTTTTTTGTTTTTATCTACCATAAAATTCTCACCACCATTCAACGTCTACACTAGTAGGCGTTTTTTGATTTTTATATTAAAGGGCTATAAAAAGCTGTTAATACTTCAATTCTTTAATCCACATATATTTAAAAGTGAGGTAGTAGGTAATAAATATAAGACTTAAAGTTAAGATTGCTTTTTTCATGTCAATTTCTCCTTTGTTTATATTTATATTAAATCACTAAATAGACGTTATTAATCACAATACAATTAATTGATTGTAAGATACTTAGTCGTATAATTCTATATACCTATTAGTAAATTCTTCTGCTGTTATTTCTCCATTTTCTTTTTGTTGTTGAAGTTTAGAAGCTTCTTTTTGAATTGCATCGTATTTTTCACGAGAATACCCATATTTTTCCATCTCTTTATAATTAGCTTCGTTTATTTGTTCTTGTTGCTGAGGTGTGACACAACCACCAACTGTGCATTGTGTACCATCAGGTTTTGTGTAACCTATAACGTCACCTGCGCCTTGTGCTTGGTACCAAGTATTACCATCTGCATCTACCATGCCGTTAACATTGTGACCATTTTTTACTCTTTGTGATATTTCGTCTTTAGTTAAAGGTCTATTGGTTTGTTGATCGTTGTTAACGTTTGTGTTGTTCTCGTTGTTTACTTGATTATTGTTATCGTTTTGATTAGCATTTTGATTAGCATTTTCTTTTTTAGCTTCTGCTTTTTCTTTAGTTTCTTTCTTTTTATCTTTGTTCTCTTTCTTCGTTTCCGTTTTCTTGCTTTCCTCTTTCTTATCGCCGTCGTTACTACCACATGCACCTAACACCAACGTACTTGCTAATAGTAAACCTAATAATCTTTTCATTTTAATTTCTCCTTTGTTTACTTTTTTATATTAAAACACCATATAGGTATTTTTAATCAATATGTTTTTACACTTGCTACAACTCTGCCTACAATTTTAACTTCATCGTCTTTACCATATACTTGTGGATAGTGATTAGGATTGTTCGATTCGGGTATTAATATGATTTGGTCTTCATTGTATCTTATGCGCTTAACAGTACCGTTATACCCGTTTATCATGACTACACCTAACTGACCATTTTCGACGATAGAATCTTTTTCCACTACAACCACATCACCTTCATCAAAAAGTTTGTTCATACTATCACCAGACACTTGTAAACCAAACTCTTCTTTATCAGGATTCAAATTTTTAGTAGAGAAGTATATGTAATCAACTAAATTTTCTTCTGTGTATATAGGCATTCCTGCAGATATCTTTGATACAACTGGTATTTTTTTAACTGGTAGTGTATCAAGTTGTACGATTTTGTTAGGTGATTCAACAAGCGATGATTTTTCTACTCCGAAGTATTTGGCTAACATTTCGATTTTGTCTATTCTTGGGTACGTTTTTGCATTAATCCAATCTGATAAAGTTGTATAACTTATTTTTAAGTCTCTAGATAATTTGTTTCTATCAACATTATTTTCTTTCATGAGACGAGAAATATTTTTTGCCATAATTTCTTTGTTGCCTAACATTATAATTTCAATCCCTTCATCTAATATTACAAACTTATTATACGGCTTAATCGTAAAATATACAAGTAAAAAAATAAAATTACGGTTAAAGTGTTGACATTACGTTTAAACCGTAATATACTTAAGGCAGTTCTTAAGCAAGGAGGTATTACAATGACGCAAATCATCGTTAAAAAAGAACCAGTAACGTTAAAGACATTGAGAGCAAAATTTGACTTAACTCAAGCTAAGGCTGGTGCTAAGGTTGGCGTGTCTGCTGATGTGTGGCATAACTGGGAAAAAGGAAAGACTTTTCCTAATGTTCCGCAGTTAAAAAAGATAGAAGAAAAATTTGACATATCTTACGATGATATTATTTTTTTAACTAAAAATAACGGTTAAACCGTAATAGGAGGAAGCCCAAATGCAAGAATTACAATTAGTAGAACAGAACGAGACACATTACGTAGATAGTAGAGAAGTAGCAGAAATGGTGGGTAAGGAACATAAAAATTTAATCAGAGATATTGAAAATTATAGAAGTGTAATTTTGCAAAGCTCAAAGTTGAGCCCTGATGATTACTTCGTAGAATCAACTTATTTAGGTGCAAACAATCGTCAGACTAAACACTACTTATTAACCAAAAAAGGTTGCGACATAGTGGCAAACAAGATGACAGGTAGTAAAGGCATTTTGTTTACTGCAACTTATGTTGATGCATTTCATAAAATGGATGAATACATTAAACAACAAGCACAGCTTAATGTACCACAAACACCAATGCAAGCATTAGAGATGATGTTCAAAGCACAAAAAGACCAAGAACAGTTTAACAAACAAATGCAACAAGAAATCACAGGCATTCGTCACATTGTCGGTATTGAAACGAAAAACTGGCGTAACGACACAAACAAAATGTTATCTGCGATTGCACAACATTTAGGTGGCGGAGCAATGCACCAGAAAGTTAAGTCTGAAGCATATAAAGCTTTAGAAGAAAAAGGACGCTGTAATTTAAAAATTCGTATGCAGAACCGCAAAGGCAAAATGCTAGCGAATGGTGCAACGAAAACCCAGATTAACAAGTTGTCAAAATTAGATGTGATTACTGATGAACCTAGATTGGTTGAGATATACATTTCAGTGATTAAGAGTATGGCGATTAAATACGGTGTAGATATTAGCCAATTTGAAATTTAAACAAACATCTTAAAAGGAGGAATAACAAATGAACATTCAAGAAGCAACTAAGATAGCTACAAAAAATCTTGTCTCTATGACACGGAAAGATTGGAAAGAAAGTCATCGAACTAAGATATTACCAACAAATGATAGTTTTTTACAATGCATCATTTCAAATAGCGATGGGACAAACCTTATCAGATATTGGCAACCTTCAGCCGATGACCTCATGGCAAATGATTGGGAAGTTATAAACCCAACTAGAGACCAGGAATTATTGAAGCAATTTTAGAAATGCTATCAATGATACTTTTTAAATTGTTTTTAAACTCATTTTCAAAGTAAACAACAGTCTTGTCTGAAATTGTTACATGATAAATAGTGTTACTAGCATACACGCCGTTTAGGAACCCAGAGTTTTTAAGTTTATTTAAATCGTATTTTACATCTTCGAAATGTAGTTTTTGAAAATACTTTGTATGTATATCTTTAGCACTTCCAAAATTATTGCAGGTTAATTTAACCGAACCTAACTTTACACATTCTAAATAATCTTTGTAGAGTACGTACAAGATATATTGTTGGTCTTTAGTAAGTGTATCAAATTCATCAGATATCAAGGGCATGTTATCACCTCCTTAGGTTGATAACAACATTATACACGAAAGGAGCATAAACAAATGAACACAAGATCAGAAGGATTGCGTATAGGCGTCCCACAAGTTTCTAGCAAAGCTGATGCTTCTTCATCCTATTTAACGGAAAAGGAACGTAACTTAGGAGCGGAAATATTAGAGCTTATTAAAAAAAGTGATTACAGCTACTTAGAAATAAACAAAGTTTTCTATGCATTAGATAGAGAACTTCAATACAGAGCGAATAATAACAAACTTTAACATTTATCGAAAGGAGTGATAGAAATGCCAAAAATCATAGTACCACCAACACCAGAAAACACATATAGAGGCGAAGAAAAATTTGTGAAAAAGTTATACGCAACACCTACACAAATCCATCAATTGTTTGGAGTATGTAGAAGTACAGTATACAACTGGTTGAAATATTACCGCAAAGATAATTTAGGTGTAGAAAATTTATACATTGATTATTCACCAACAGGCACTCTGATTAATATTTCTAAATTGGAAGAGTATTTGATCAGAAAGCATAAAAAATGGTATTAGGAGGATTATCAAATGAGCGACACATATAAAAGCTACCTAATAGCAGTGCTATGCTTCACGGTCTTAGCGATTGTACTCATGCCGTTTCTATACTTCACTACAGCGTGGTCAATTGCAGGATTCGCAAGTATCGCAACATTCATATTCTATAAAGAGTACTTTTATGAAGAATAAAAAAACTGCTACTTGCGACAACAAGTAACAGTTAAAGATAAGCATTTGTCTTAAATAATTATATAAGGAGTTATTAATATGACCTTACAACAAAAAATACTATCACATTTTGCAACATATGACAATTTCAATCCTGATGATGTAGTTGAAGTTTTTGGAGTATCGAAAACACATGCAAAATCCACACTTTCGAGACTTAAGAAAAAAGGAAAGGTTGAAATGGAAAGTTGGGGAAAATGGCGTGTTATCGAAGCACAATTACATTTAACTGTCGTCGAACGTAAAAAAGAAATTTTAGAAGAGCAATTTGAATTGTTAGCAAGATTGAATGAACAAAGTGATGACCCTAGAGAAATAGAAGATCGTATCAAGTTAATGATTCGTCTAGCTAACCAATTTTAAGGAGGATTTAATCAATGGCAATATTAGAAGATATTTTTGAAGAATTAAAACTATTAAATAAGAATTTACGTGTGTTAAATACTGAACTATCAACTGTGGATTCATCAATCGTACAAGAGAAAGTTAAAGAAGCACCAATGCCAAAAGAAGAAACAGCTCAACTGGAAACAATTGAAGAAGTTAAGGAAACGTCTACTGATTTAACTAAAGATTATATTTTATCAGTAGGAAAAGAGTTCCTTAAAAAAGCAGATACTTCTGATAAGAAAGAATTTAGAAATAAACTTAACGAACTTGGTGCGGATAAGCTATCTACTATCAAAGAAGAACATTATGAAAAAATTGTTGATTTCATGGAAGCGAGAATTAATGCATGAAGCTAGATCACTCAAATAGAGCTCATGCAAAGCTAAGTGCAAGTGGTGCGAAACAATGGCTAAACTGCCCACCGAGTATTAAGGCAAGTGAAGGTATTGCAGATAAAAGTTCAGTTTTTGCTGAAGAAGGTACATTCGCCCATGAATTAAGTGAGTTATATTTCAGTCTTAAATATGAAGGCCTAACACAGTTTGAGTTTAATAAAGCTTTTCAAAATTATAAGCGAAATCAATATTACAGTGAAGAGTTGCGTGAATATGTTGAAGAGTATGTAGCTAATGTAGAAGAAAAATATAACGAAGCTTTGAGTAGGGATAATGATGTAATAGCTTTATTTGAAACAAAATTGGATTTAGGTAAATACGTCCCTGAATCTTTTGGTACTGGTGATGTCATTATATTTTCAGGTGGTGTACTTGAAATTATTGACCTTAAATACGGTAAAGGCATTGAAGTTTCAGCTATAGATAATCCTCAACTTAGATTATATGGCTTGGGCGCATATGAACTGCTTAGTTTAATGTATGACATTCATACAGTTCGCATGACTATCATACAACCACGAATAGATAACTTTTCTACTGAAGAGTTACCAATATCAAGATTACTTCAATGGGGAACCGATTTTGTTAAACCATTAGCCAGACTTGCTTATAACGGTGAAGGTGAGTTTAAAGCAGGTAGTCATTGTAGATTCTGTAAGATAAAGCATTCATGTAGAACACGTGCAGAATACATGCAAAATGTGCCTCAAAAGCCACCACATTTGTTAAGTGATGAAGAGATTGCAGAACTTTTATATAAACTGCCTGATATCAAAAAATGGGCTGATGAAGTAGAACATTATGCGCTAGATCAAGCGAAAGAAAATGATAAAAACTATCCTGGTTGGAAGCTTGTAGAAGGTCGTTCGCGAAGAATGATAACTGATACAAAAGCAACGCTTGAAAAGTTAGTTGAAGCGGGTTATAAACCTGAAGATATTACAGAAACCAAGTTACTTAGCATTACGAAATTAGAAAAATTAATTGGTAAAAAAGCATTTTCTAAAATTACAGAGGGCTTTATAGAAAAGCCACAAGGTAAATTAACACTTGCTACCGAGTCTGATAAACGACCAGCTATAAAGCAATCTGCTGAAGATGATTTTGACAAACTATAAAAATTAAAAAGGACGGTATATAAACATGAAAGCAAAAGTATTAAATAAAACTAAAGTGATTACAGGAAAAGTAAGAGCATCATATGCACATATTTTTGAACCTCACAGTATGCAAGAAGGGCAAGAAGCAAAGTATTCAATCAGTTTAATCATTCCTAAATCAGATACAAGTACGATAAAAGCCATTGAACAAGCTATAGAAGCTGCTAAAGAAGAAGGAAAAGTTAGTAAGTTTGGAGGCAAAGTTCCTGCAAATCTGAAACTTCCATTACGTGATGGAGATACTGAAAGAGAAGATGATGTGAATTATCAAGACGCTTATTTTATTAACGCATCAAGCAAACAAGCACCTGGTATTATTGACCAAAACAAAATTAGATTAACGGATTCTGGAACTGTTGTAAGTGGTGATTATATTAGAGCTTCAATTAATCTATTTCCTTTCAACACAAATGGTAATAAGGGTATCGCAGTTGGATTGAACAACATTCAACTTGTAGAAAAAGGCGAACCTCTTGGCGGTGCAAGTGCAGCAGAAGATGATTTCGATGAATTAGACACTGATGATGAGGATTTCTTATAAGTCAATAGGTGGGGTTTTAGCCCCACTTTAATTTTAAAGAAATTGAGGTGTCAAGAATTTGAGATTTATGAATATAGATATTGAAACATATAGCAGTAATGATATTTCGAAATGTGGTGCCTATAAATACACAGAAGCTGAAGATTTCGAAATTTTAATTATAGCTTATTCAATAGATGGTGGAGCGATTAGTGCGATTGACATGACTAAAGTAGATAATGAGCCTTTCCACGCTGATTTTGAGACGTTTAAAATTGCTCTTTTTGATCCTGCTGTAAAAAAGTATGCATTCAATGCTAATTTCGAAAGAACTTGTCTTGCTAAACATTTTAATAAACAGATGCCACCTGAAGAATGGATTTGCACAATGGTTAATTCAATGCGTATTGGCTTACCTGCTTCGCTTGATAAAGTTGGAGAAGTTTTAAGACTACAAAACCAAAAAGATAAAGCAGGTAAAAATTTAATTCGTTATTTCTCTATACCTTGTAAACCAACAAAAGTTAATGGAGGAAGAACAAGAAACTTGCCTGAACATGATCTTGAAAAATGGCAACAATTTATAGATTACTGTATTCGAGATGTAGAAGTAGAAATGACGATTGCTCATAAAATTAAAGACTTTCCAGTAACTGCAATTGAACAAGCATATTGGGTTTTTGACCAACATATAAACGACAGAGGTATTAAGCTTTCTAAATCATTGATGTTAGGAGCTAATGTGCTCGATAAGCAGAGTAAAGAAGAATTGCTTAATCAAGCTAAACATATAACAGGTTTAGAAAATCCTAATAGTCCTACACAATTATTGGCTTGGTTAAAGGATGACCAAGGATTAGATATACCTAATTTACAAAAGAAAACGGTTCAGGAGTACTTAAAAGAAGCAACAGGAAAAGCTAAAAAAATGCTAGAAATTAGATTGCAAATGTCTAAAACCAGTGTGAAAAAATACAACAAAATGCATGACATGATGTGCAGTGATGAACGGGTAAGAGGTCTGTTTCAATTTTACGGTGCCGGTACTGGAAGATGGGCAGGTAGAGGTGTACAACTTCAGAATTTAACAAAGCATTATATTTCAGATACTGAATTAGAAATAGCAAGAGATCTTATTAAAGAACAACGTTTTGACGATTTAGATTTATTACTCAATGTTCATCCTCAAGACTTATTAAGTCAATTAGTTAGGACGACATTTACTGCTGAAGAAGGTAATGAACTAGCAGTAAGTGATTTTTCTGCAATAGAGGCAAGAGTCATAGCATGGTATGCAAAAGAACAATGGCGTTTAGATGTGTTCAACACACACGGAAAGATATATGAAGCATCGGCTTCTCAAATGTTTAATGTACCGGTAGAAAGCATAACTAAAGGCGACCCTCTCAGACAAAAAGGAAAAGTGTCCGAATTAGCTTTAGGCTATCAAGGTGGCGCTGGAGCTTTAAAAGCAATGGGTGCATTGGAAATGGGCATTGAAGAAAACGAGTTACAAGGTTTAGTTGATAGTTGGCGTAACGCAAATCCTAACATAGTTAATTTTTGGAAGGCTTGCCAAGAGGCTGCAATTAATACTGTAAAATCCCGAAAGACGCATCATACACATGGACTTAGATTTTATATGAAAAAAGGTTTTCTAATGATTGAATTGCCTAGTGGAAGAGCTTTAGCTTATCCGAAAGCTTCAGTTGGTGAAAATAGTTGGGGTAGTCAAGTTGTTGAATTTATGGGCTTAGATCTTAACCGTAAATGGTCAAAGTTAAAAACGTATGGTGGGAAGTTAGTCGAGAATATTGTTCAAGCAACTGCAAGGGATTTACTTGCGATTTCTATAGCAAGGCTTGAAGCATCAGGTTTTAAAATAGTTGGTCATGTCCATGATGAAGTAATTGTAGAAATACCTAGAGGTTCAAATGGACTTAAGGAAATCGAAACTATCATGAATAAGCCGGTTGAATGGGCAGAAGGTTTAAATTTGAATAGCGACGGATTTACATCACCCTTCTATATGAAGGATTAGGAGGATAGATTATGACAATAAAGGAATTAGAAGAGAAGTTTAACATCTCTCGATATTTTGTTGTAAAGCATGATAGGGATTGGGAAACAGGTGAAATTATTGACACTTGTATTGTTTTAGATGAATATGCGGACCATATCAACATAGAAGTTGAGGAAGTGATCTAATGCAACAACAAGCATATATAAATGCAACGATTGATATAAGGATACCTACAGAAGTTGAATATCAGCATTTTGATGATGTGGATGATGAAAAAGATGCGCTGGCAAAGCGCTTAGATGACAATCCGAATGAATTACTAAAGTATGACAACATAACAATAAGACATGCATATATAGAGGTGGAATAAATGAGTATCGTAAAGATTAACGGTAAACCATATAAATTTACCGAACATGAAAATGAATTGATAAAAAAGAATGGTTTAACTCCAGGAATGGTTGCAAAAAGAGTACGAGGTGGCTGGGCGTTGTTAGAAGCCTTACATGCACCTTATGGTATGCGCTTAGCTGAGTATAAAGAAATCGTGTTAGCCAAAATTATGGAGCGAGAGAGCAAAGAGCGTGAAATGGCTAGGCAACGACGTAAAGAGGCTGAATTACGTAAGAAGAAGCCACATTTGTTTAATGTACCACAAAAACATTCACGTGATCCGTACTGGTTCGATGTCACTTATAACCAAATGTTCAAGAAATGGAGTGAAGCATAATGAGCGTAATCAGTAACAGAAAAGTAGATATGAACGAAACGCAAGACAATGTTAAGCAACCAGCGCACTACACATACGGAGACATTGAAATTATAGATTTTATCGAACAAGTAACGGCACAGTATCCACCACAATTAGCATTCGCAATAGGTAATGCAATCAAATACTTGTCTAGAGCACCGTTGAAAAACGGACACGAGGATTTAGCAAAGGCGAAGTTTTACGTCCAAAGAGCATTTGATTTGTGGGAGGGTTAACGATGGCGACTAACACATTAGAACTATCATCAACGATTAACCAACGTTATAAGTATGACACAGCAGGCAAGACGCCAACACAGATACAAAGTGAGTTGCGTAAGAAAGGTTTACAGGGCTTTGTGGTTAAGGTATCAGGACGTAAGGTCACGATGAAAGTAATGGAACAACATATTAAAAGTAATAGGGGGTGTATGAGATGAGTTCAATGATAAATGACATTCTAGATATCAAAGACAGTTATCAAGCTCCTCAAAAAATAATGGATATGCTATATGGGGATATAGAAGAAAGAAACAAAACGTTTATGGAGTTTTTGAAAGCTTACAAAAATGACGTTAATTATGATTGGTTTCATGAATATTTTCAAGACGAACATGCTAATCGTAAAAAGCACAAACAAGATTTCACACCAAAATCAATAAGTAAACTACTTGTGGAATTAGTTAGTGATAAACAAGGTGATTATTATGAGCCTGCAGCAGGTACAGGTGGGATTGTCATTGAAAAATGGAACAACGATAGAATGCAACATTCACCATTTGATTATCTACCTAGTATGTACTTTTATATAGCGGAAGAATTAAGCGATAGAACCATACCATTTTTATTATTCAATATGATTATTAGAGGTATGAATGGTCTTGTTGTTCAATGTGATGTATTAACGCGTGAAGCATATGGAGCATGGTTTATTCAAAATGATAAAAACGACCATTTAGGATTTAGTAGTTTAAACAGATTACCTTATACAGAAGATATTGAAAAAGAACTTAATATTAAGTTTGTAGAGCATAGATACCCAAACATTAAACAAACACAAGCAGTACCAGAATGGTTGTTATCTAATTTAACTTTGAAAGAAGAAAAGCAACTAACTTTATTTTAAGGAGTTGGAAACGATGAAAATCAAACTAGAAAAAGAAGTGAACTTGTCTGAACTTATCCAATGGGCTTGGGATAATCCTGAATTATCAGGAAATAAAAGATACTATCCAAATGGTGTTACGCGCAACTGTTATGTAACTTTTGGTGTTGATAGCATCTTTTGTAATGTGACTGGATATGTATCACCTAACGATAAATTTACTGTTCAAGAGGAGATATAACAATGAAAATCAAAGTTAAAAAAGAAATGAGATTAGATGAATTAATTAAATGGGCGCGAGAAAATCCGGATCTATCACAAGGAAAAATATTTTTTTCAACAGGATTTAGTGATGGATTCGTTCGTTTTCATCCAAATACAAATAAGTGTTCGACGTCAAGTTTTATTCCAATTGATATCCCCTTCATAGTTGATATTGAAAAAGAAGTAACGGAAGAGACTAAGGTTGATAGGTTGATTGAATTATTCGAGATTCAAGAAGGAGACTATAACTCTACACTATATGAGAACACTAGTATAAAAGAATGTTTATATGGCAGATGTGTGCCTACCAAAGCATTCTACATCTTAAACGATGACCTAACTATGACGTTAATCTGGAAAGATGGGGAGTTGCTAGTATGATGTTGAAATTTAAAGCTTGGGATAAAGATAAAAAAGTTATGAGTATTATTGACGAAATCGATTTTAATAGTGGGTACATTTTGATTTCAACAGGTTATAAAAGTTTCAATGAAGTAAAACTATTACAATACACAGGATTTAAAGATGTGCACGGTGTGGAGATTTATGAAGGGGATATTGTTCAAGATTGTTATTCGAGAGAAGTAAGTTTTATCGAGTTTAAAGAAGGAGCCTTTTATATAACTTTTAGCAATGTAACTGAATTACTAAGTGAAAATGACGATATTATTGAAATTGTTGGAAATATTTTTGAAAATGAGATGCTATTGGAGGTTATGAGATGACGTTCACCTTATCAGATGAACAATATAAAAATCTTTGTACTAACTCTAACAAGTTATTAGATAAACTTCACAAAGCATTAAAAGATCGTGAAGAGTACAAGAAGCAACGAGATGAGCTTATTGGGGATATAGCGAAGTTACGAGATTGTAACAAAGAACTGGAGAAGAAAGCAAGCGCATGGGATAGGTATTGCAAGAGCGTTGAAAAAGATTTAATAAACGAATTCGGTAACGATGATGAAAGAGTTAAATTCGGAATGGAATTAAACAATAAAATTTTTATGGAGGATGACACAAATGAATAACCGCGAACAAATCGAACAGTCCGTTATAAGTGCTAGTGCGTATAACGGCAATGACACAGAGGGATTACTAAAAGAGATTGAAGACGTGTATAAGAAAGCACAAGCGTTTGATGAAATACTTGAAGGTTTACCTAATGCTATGCAAGATGCACTCAAAGAAGATATTTATCTTGATGAAGCAGTAGGGATTATGACGAGTCAAGTTGTCTATAAATATGAGGAGGAGCAGGAAAATGACTAACACATTACAAGTGAAACTATTATCAAAAGACGCTAGAATGCCCGAACGAAATCATAAGACGGATGCAGGTTATGACATATTCTCAGCTAAAACTGTCGTACTTGAGCCACAAGAAAAGGCAGTGATTAAAACAGATGTAGCTGTAAGCATACCAGAGGGCTATGTCGGACTATTAACTAGCCGTAGTGGTGTAAGTAGTAAAACACATTTAGTGATTGAAACGGGCAAGATAGACGCGGGATATCATGGCAATTTAGGGATTAATATCAAGAATGAAAATGAAACCTTAGAAAACTGGGTTACTTATAATTTTAGTCGAGATGTTGCTGGGATAGACGGAAAGTATGTCCTACCACCTGTAACAGATAAAATTTTATTTATGAATGGTAGTTATGTCATAAACAAAGGCGATAAACTAGCTCAATTGGTTATCGTGCCTATATGGACACCGGAACTAAAGCAAGTGGAGGAATTCGAAAGTGTTTCAGAACGTGGAGCAAAAGGCTTCGGAAGTAGCGGAGTGTAAAGACATCTTAGATCGAGTTAAGGAGGTTTTGGGGAAGTGACGCAATACTTAGTCACAACATTCAAAGATTCAACAGGACGACCACATGAACATATTACTGTGGCTAGAGATAATCAGACGTTTACAGTTATTGAGGCAGAGAGTAAAGAAGAAGCTGAGCGCAAATACGAGGCACAAGTTAAGATAAGGAGAGATGGAGATGCCAAAGAAAACGGTAACGATTGATGTAGATGAAAACTTATTAGTAGTAGCTAGTAATGAAATATCAGAACTATTATATGAATATGACAGTGAGTTAATGTCAGCTGATGAAGATGGCGATAATAGAGATATCGAAGAAAAAAGAGACGCATTAAAACAAGCTATACAAATTATCGATAAATTAACATGGGGTGTTTAGTGGTGGTTAAAGAAATTTTGAGACTATTATTCTTACTAGCGATGTATGAGCTAGGTAAGTATGTAACTGAGCAAGTATATATTATGATGACGGCTAATGATGATGTAGAGGCGCCGAGTGACTTTGAAAAAATCAGAGCTGAAGTTTCATGGTAATAGATATTATCATTTTTGAATTAATTATATTAATGTGTTTAGCAATAGCACTGGAGGTGTTGTAAATATGTGGATTGTCATTTCAATTGTTTTATCTATATTTTTATTGATCTTGTTAAGTAGCATTTCTCATAAGATGAAAACCATAGAAGCATTGGAGTATATGAATGCTTATCTTTTCAAGCAGTTAGTAAAAAATAATGGTGTTGAAGGTTTAGAAGATTATGAAAATGAAGTTGAACGAATTAGAAAAAGATTCAAAAGCTAAAGAGAGGCGTTGGCTTCTCTGCTCTATCTAAAATAATGAAAGGAGCCGAACATGTTAGACAAAGTCACTCAAATAGAAACAATTAAATATGATCGTGATGTTTCATATTCTTATGCTGCTAGTCGTTTATCCACTCATTGGACTAATCACAACATGGCTTGGTCTGACTTTATGCAGAAGCTAGCACAAACAGTTAGAACTAAAGAAGATTTAACTGAGTACAATAAAATGTCTAAGTCCGAACAAGCAGATATAAAAGATGTTGGCGGATTTGTCGGCGGTTATTTAAAAGAAGGTAAACGGCGTGCTGGTCAAGTCATGAATCGTTCAATGCTAACACTTGATATCGATTATGCTGCTCAAGATATGACCGACATATTATCTATGTTTTATGATTTTGCATATTGTTTATATTCAACACATAAGCATAGAGAGATAAGTCCAAGACTGCGTTTAGTGATTCCTTTAAAACGAAATGTAAATGCAGATGAGTATGAAGCTATTGGGCGTAAAGTCGCAGATATCGTTGGCATGGATTACTTCGATGATACAACTTATCAACCACATAGGTTAATGTATTGGCCTTCAACTAGTAACGATGCGGAATTTTTCTTTACCTATGAAGATTTACCTTTGTTAGACCCAGATAAAATATTAAATGAATATGTTGATTGGACTGACACATTAGAATGGCCAACGTCTTCAAGGGAAGAGAGTAAGACTAAAAGATTAGCAGATAAGCAAGGCGACCCAGAAGAAAAGCCGGGAATTGTTGGTGCATTTTGTAGAGCCTATACGATAGAAGAAGCTATAGAAACTTTTATTCCTGATTTATACGAAAAACATTCTACTAACCGTTATACCTATCATGAAGGTTCAACTGCAGGTGGATTGGTGTTATACGAAAATAACAAGTTTGCCTATTCTCATCATAATACGGATCCCGTAAGCGGTATGCTTGTGAACAGTTTTGATTTAGTACGCATACACTTATATGGTGCTCAAGATGATGACGCTAATACAGATACTCCGGTTAATCGACTACCTAGTTATAAAGCAATGCAGCAAAGAGCGCAAAATGATGAAGTTGTTAAAAAGCAATTAATTAACGACAAAATGTCTGATGCAATGCAGGATTTCGATGAAATAGTAAATAGCGATGATGCATGGTCTGAGACGTTAGAAATTACTTCGAAAGGTACTTTCAAAGCTAGTATCCCAAATATAGAAATTATATTGCGTAATGATCCAAATTTAAAAGGAAAAATAGCATTTAATGAATTTACAAAACAAATTGAATGCTTAGGGAAAATGCCATGGAATAATAATTTTAAAATACGTCAATGGCAAGACGGTGATGATAGCAGTTTAAGAAGTTATATCGAAAAGATTTATGACATACACCATTCAGGCAAAACAAAAGATGCCATTATAAGCGTAGCAATGCAAAATGCTTATCATCCAGTAAGGGATTATCTAAATAAAATATCGTGGGATGGACATAAACGTCTTGAAAAGTTATTTATCAAATACTTAGGTGTGTAGGTGTTGTATCATTTTTGGTGATGCAACATTGATGCAACAAATGATACAACACCTCTTTCCCTTCTCGCTGTAAGGTTCAACCCTGTTTGTTTCCAATGTTGCATCAAATTCACTATAAAGTTTAAAAAGTAGTGTTAGGGAGTAAAGAGGTATAGGGGTAACCCTCTAACAGCTATTTTTAAAAGTTTGGCAAGAATTGATGCAACATCGGAACACAAATATAAATTTTGTATACAAGGTGAATATATGAAAGAATCGACATTAGAAAAATATTTAGTGAAAGAGATAACAAAGCTAAACGGTTTATGTTTAAAATGGGTTGCACCTGGAACAAGAGGTGTGCCAGATAGAATTATTATTATGCCAGAAGGAAAAACATATTTTGTAGAAATGAAGCAAGAAAAAGGAAAGTTGCATCCTTTACAAAAATATGTGCATAGACAATTTGAAAATAGAGATCATAAAGTATATGTGTTATGGAATAAAGAACAAGTAAATACTTTTATCAGAATGGTAGGTGGAACATTTGGCGATTGACTTCAAACCACATAGCTATCAAAAGTATGCAATAGATAAAGTGATAGATAATGAGAAATACGGTCTGTTTTTAGATATGGGTCTAGGGAAAACAGTATCAACACTTACAGCATTTAGTGAATTGCAGTTGTTAGACACTAAAAAAATGTTAGTTATAGCACCTAAACAAGTTGCTAAAGATACATGGGTTGATGAAGTTGATAAGTGGAACCATTTAAATCATCTGAAAGTGTCTTTAGTTTTAGGAACACCTAAAGAAAGAAATGATGCATTAAACACAGAGGCTGATATCTATGTAACCAATAAAGAAAATACTAAATGGTTATGTGATCAATATAAAAAAGAATGGCCATTTGACATGGTTGTGATTGATGAACTGTCTACATTTAAAAGTCCTAAGAGTCAAAGGTTTAAATCTATTAAAAAGAAATTACCACTCATTAATAGATTTATAGGATTAACAGGAACACCTAGTCCAAATAGTTTACAGGATTTATGGGCTCAAGTTTATTTGATAGACAGAGGTGAAAGACTTGAGTCTTCATTCAGTCGTTATCGAGAAAGGTACTTTAAACCAACTCATCAAGTTAGCGAACATATTTTTAAGTGGGAGCTAAGAGACGGATCTGAAGAAAAGATATATAAACAAATAGAAGATATATGTTTAAGCATGAAAGCGAAAGATTATCTGGATATGCCTGACAGAGTTGATACTAAACAAACAGTAGTCTTATCAGAAAAAGAAAGAAAAGTATATGAAGAATTAGAAAAAAACTATATTTTAGAATCGGAAGAAGAAGGAACAGTTGTAGCTCAAAATGGGGCATCATTAAGTCAGAAACTACTTCAACTATCTAACGGCGCAGTTTATACAGATGAGGAAGATGTAAGACTTATACATGATAAGAAGTTAGATAAGTTAGAGGAAATTATAGAGGAGTCTCAAGGCCAACCAATACTATTGTTTTATAACTTCAAACACGATAAAGAAAGAATACTTCAAAGGTTTAAGGAAGCAACCACATTAGAGGATTCAAACTATAAAGAACGTTGGAACAGTGGAGACATTAAGTTGCTTATAGCACATCCAGCAAGTGCAGGACATGGATTAAACTTACAACAAGGTGGGCACATTATTGTTTGGTTTGGACTTACATGGTCCTTGGAATTATACCAACAAGCAAATGCTAGATTATACAGACAAGGACAAAATCATACGACTATTATTCATCATATCATGACCGATAACACAATAGATCAAAGAGTATATAAAGCTTTACAAAATAAAGAACTAACGCAAGAAGAATTGATGAAAGCTATTAAAGCAAGAATAGCTAAGCATAAGTAATGGAGGTATAAGATGGGAAAGGCATCATATGATATTAAGCCAGGAACATTTAAATATATTGAATCAGAAATATATAATTTAAATGAGAACAAGAAAGAGATAAATAGATTGAGAATGGAGATACTTAACCCAACGAAAGAACTAGACACCAACATTGTGTATGGACCGTTACCCAGTTAGAACAACTGAGTTAATGGCGACAAGGTTATTGACTAATAAGATGTTACGTAACTTAGAAGAGATGGTTGAAGCAGTTGAAAGTGAGTACTTAAAGTTACCTGAAGATCATAAGAAAGTAATAAGGTTAAAGTATTGGAATAAAGATAAGAAGCTAAAGATAGAACAAATAGGAGATGCTTGTCACATGCATCGCAATACAGTTACTACAATACGAAAGAACTTTGTTAAAGCGATAGCGTATCATGCAGGTATCAAATAACATTGTGCAAAGATTGTGCAAAAGGCCTACAAATCTGTAGTAATATGATAGTATCGGAAAGATGTATAAAGTTATCTGAAAGTTATACGACATAAATACATGAGGCGCATCGCTAAGCGGTGTGTCTTTTGTTATGCAATCAAAGAGGTGTAAGAGATGACCAAGCATAATAACATTTATAAGCATGGTCGTAAGTCATATCAATACGATTGGTTCTATCATTCAAAAGCATGGAAGAAGTTAAGAGAGATAGCATTAGATAGAGATAATTATCTTTGTCAAATGTGTTTACGCGAAGATATTATAACAGATGCAAAGATTGTGCATCACATTATTTATGTTGATGAAGATTTTAACAAAGCTTTAGACTTAGATAATCTAATGTCAGTTTGTTATAGCTGTCATAACAAAATTCATGCAAATGATAATGACAAAAGTAATCTTAAGAAAATTAGAGTTCTAAAAATTTAAATAAAAAAATTATTTAAATAAAATTTTATGCCCCCCTGCCCATCGGCTTAAAATGTTTTTTCGCCGGGTACCGGCGGGGGCCCTTCGCTTGCAACGCGGATAAACTTTTATGAAAGGGGGTCTTTATATGAAATTAACAAAAAAACAGCTGAAAGAATATATAGAGGATTACAAAAAATCTGATGACATATTAATTAACTTGTATATAGAAACATATGAATTTTATTGTCGGTTAAGAGATGAACTTAAAAATAGTGATTTGATGATAGAGCATACAAACAAGGCTGGTGCGAGCAATATTGTTAAGAATCCATTAAGCATAGAACTGACAAAAACAGTTCAAACACTAAATAACTTACTCAAGTCTATGGGTTTAACAGCAGCACAAAGAAAAAAGATAGTTCAAGAAGAAGGTGGATTTGGTGACTATTAAAGTTTTAAATGAACCTTCACCAAAACTATTAACAACATGGTATGCAGAGCAAGTCACTCAAGGGAAAATAAAAACAAGCAAATATGTTAGAAAAGAATGTGATAGGCATCTTAGATATTTAGAAAATGGAGGTAAATGGGTATTTGATGAAGAATTAGCGCATCGTCCTATTCGATTTATAGAAAAGTTTTGTAAACCTTCCAAAGGATCTAAACGTCAACTTGTATTACAGCCATGGCAACATTTTATTATCGGCAGTTTGTTTGGTTGGGTTCATAAAGAAACAAAACTGCGCAGGTTTAAAGAAGCTTTGATATTTATGGGGCGAAAAAATGGTAAAACAACTACTATATCTGGTGTTGCTAACTATGCTGTTTCTCAAGATGGAGAAAACGGCGCTGAAATCCATCTTTTAGCAAACGTAATGAAACAAGCTAGAATATTATTCGATGAATCTAAGGCGATGATAAAAGCTAGCCCAAAGCTTGATAAAAATTTCAGAACATTAAGAGATGAAATCCATTATGACGCAACGATATCAAAAATTATGCCCCAAGCATCAGATAGCGATAAGTTAGATGGATTGAATACACACATGGGGATTTTTGATGAAATTCATGAATTTAAAGACTATAAATTGATTTCAGTTATAAAAAACTCAAGAGCTGCAAGGTTACAACCTCTTCTCATCTACATTACGACAGCAGGGTATCAATTAGATGGTCCACTTGTTGATATGGTAGAAGCGGGAAGAGACACCTTAGATCAAATCATAGAAGACGAAAGAACTTTTTATTATTTAGCATCTTTGGATGATGACGATGATATTAATGATTCGTCGAACTGGATAAAAGCAAATCCCAACTTAGGTGTCTCTATAAATTTAGATGAGATGAAAGAAGAGTGGGAAAAAGCTAAGAGAACACCAGCTGAACGTGGAGATTTTATAACCAAAAGGTTTAATATCTTTGCTAATAATGACGAGATGAGTTTTATTGATTACCCAACACTCCAAAAAAATAATGAAATTGTTTCTTTAGAAGAGCTGGAAGGCAGACCATGCACGATTGGTTATGATTTATCAGAAACAGAGGACTTTACAGCCGCGTGTGCTACTTTTGCGTTAGATAATGGTAAAGTTGCAGTTTTATCGCATTCATGGATTCCTAAGCACAAAGTTGAATATTCTAACGAAAAAATACCCTATAGAGAATGGGAAGAAGATGGCTTATTAACAGTGCAAGACAAGCCTTATATTGACTACCAAGATGTTTTAAATTGGATAATTAAGATGAATGAGCATTATGTAGTAGAAAAAATTACTTATGATAGAGCGAACGCATTCAAACTAAATCAAGAGTTAAAAAATTACGGGTTTGAAACGGAAGAAACAAGACAAGGAGCTTTGACCTTGAGCCCTGCATTGAAGGATTTAAAAGAAATGTTTTTAGATGGGAAAATAATATTTAATAATAATCCTTTAATGAAATGGTATATCAATAATGTTCAGTTGAAACTAGACAGAAACGGAAACTGGTTGCCGTCTAAGCAAAGCAGATATCGTAAAATAGATGGCTTTGCAGCATTTTTAAACACATATACAGATATTATGAATAAAGTTGTTTCTGATAGTGGTGAAGGAAACATAGAGTTTATTAGTATTAAAGACATAATGCGTTAAGGAGGTGAATGTTATCGCAAAAGAGAATATTGTCACACGCATAAAGAAAAAATTGATAGACAATTGGATTGATCAGTCAACTTCTAAGCTTTATGACTTTAGCCCATGGAAAAATAGATCTTTTTGGGGTGTAATTAATAATACGCTTGAAACTAATGAAACGATATTTTCAGCTATTACAAAGTTATCTAATTCGATGGCTAGTTTGCCCTTGAAAATGTATGAAGATTATAAAGTAGTTAATACAGAAGTATCTGATTTACTTACAGTGTCACCGAATAATTCTCTGAGCAGTTTTGATTTTATTAATCAAATTGAAACAATCAGAAATGAAAAAGGTAATGCATATGTGCTAATTGAACGAGACATCTATCATCAACCATCAAAGCTTTTCTTATTAAATCCAGATGTTGTTGAAATGTTAATTGAAAACCAATCACGTGAACTTTATTATTCCATTCATGCTGCAACTGGAAATAAATTGATTGTTCATAATATGGACATGTTGCATTTTAAACACATCGTGGCATCTAATATGGTGCAAGGCATTAGTCCGATTGATGTGTTGAAGAATACAACTGATTTTGATAATGCAGTAAGAACCTTTAATCTTACAGAAATGCAAAAACCTGATTCTTTCATGCTTAAATATGGTTCCAATGTAGGTAAAGAAAAAAGGCAGCAAGTGTTAGAAGATTTCAAACAGTACTATGAAGAAAACGGTGGAGTATTATTCCAAGAGCCTGGTGTTGAAATCGAACCGTTACCTAAAAAATATGTCTCTGAAGATATAGTGGCAAGCGAGAATTTAACAAGAGAAAGAGTAGCTAACGTTTTTCAATTGCCCTCAGTATTCTTAAATGCAAGATCAAATACAAATTTCGCGAAAAATGAAGAGTTAAACAGATTTTACTTGCAGCATACCTTATTGCCAATCGTCAAACAGTATGAAGAAGAATTTAATCGGAAACTACTTACTAAAACAGACAGAGAAAAAAATAGGTATTTTAAATTTAACGTTAAATCTTATTTAAGGGCTGATAGTGCAACACAAGCAGAAGTGTACTTTAAAGCAGTTCGTAGTGGTTACTACACTATAAATGACATTAGAGAGTGGGAAGATTTACCACCAGTTGAAGGTGGAGATAAGCCGCTAATAAGCGGTGATTTATACCCAATTGACACGCCACTTGAATTAAGAAAATCTTTGAAAGGTGGTGATAAAAATGTCAATGAAAGCTAAGTATTTTCAAATGAAAAGAAAATCAAAAAGTAAAGGTGAAATATTTATTTATGGTGATATTGTAAGTGATAAATGGTTTGAAAGTGATGTAACTGCTACAGATTTCAAAAATAAACTAGATGAACTAGGAGACATCAGTGAAATAGATGTTCATATAAATTCATCTGGAGGCAGTGTATTTGAAGGGCATGCAATATACAATATGCTAAAAATGCATCCTGCAAAAATTAATATCTATGTCGATGCCTTAGCGGCATCAATTGCTAGTGTTATCGCTATGAGTGGTGACACTATTTTTATGCACAAAAATAGTTTTTTAATGATTCATAATTCATGGGTTATGACTGTAGGTAATGCAGAAGAATTAAGAAAGACAGCGGATTTACTTGAAAAAACAGATGCTGTTAGTAATTCAGCTTATTTAGATAAAGCAAAAGATTTAGATCAAGAACACTTAAAACAGATGTTAGATGCAGAAACTTGGCTTACTGCAGAAGAAGCCTTGTCTTTCGGCTTGATAGATGAAATTTTAGGAGCTAATGAAATAACTGCTAGTATCTCTAAAGAGCAATATAAGCGTTTCGAGAACGTCCCAGAAGATTTAAAGAAAGATGTAGACAAAATCACTAAAATCGATGATGTAGATACGTTTGAATTGGTTGAAACACCTAAAGAAAGTATGTCACTAGAAGAAAAAGAAAAAAGAGAAAAAATTAAACGCGAATGCGAAATTTTAAAAATGACAATGAATTATTAGGAGGAAATGAAATGCCGACATTATATGAATTAAAACAATCCTTAGGTATGATTGGACAACAATTAAAAAATAAAAATGATGAATTGAGTCAGAAAGCAACAGATCCAAATATTGATATGGAAGACATCAAACAACTAGAAACAGAAAAAGCAGGTTTACAACAAAGATTTAACATTGTTGAAAGACAAGTGCAAGACATTGAAGAGAAAGAAAAAGCGAAAGTTAAAGATAAAGGAGAAGCTTATCAATCTTTAAGTGATAATGAGAAGATGGTTAAAGCTAAGGCAGAGTTTTATCGTCACGCGATTTTACCAAATGAATTTGAAAAACCTTCAATGGAGGCACAACGTTTATTACACGCTTTACCAACAGGAAATGATTCAGGTGGAGATAAGCTCTTACCAAAAACACTTTCTAAAGAAATTGTTTCAGAACCATTTGCTAAAAACCAATTACGTGAAAAAGCTCGTCTAACTAACATTAAAGGTTTAGAGATTCCAAGAGTTTCATACACTTTAGACGATGATGATTTCATTACAGACGTAGAAACAGCAAAAGAATTAAAAGCAAAAGGTGATACAGTCAAGTTCACTACTAATAAATTCAAAGTATTTGCTGCAATTTCAGATACTGTAATTCATGGATCAGATGTAGATTTAGTAAACTGGGTTGAAAACGCACTACAATCAGGATTAGCAGCTAAAGAGCGTAAAGATGCCTTAGCAGTAAGTCCTAAATCTGGATTAGAACACATGTCATTTTATAATGGATCTGTTAAAGAAGTTGAGGGAGCAGACATGTATGATGCTATTATTAACGCTTTAGCAGATTTACATGAAGATTATCGTGATAACGCAACAATTTATATGCGATATGCAGATTATGTCAAAATTATTAGTGTTCTTTCAAATGGAACAACAAATTTCTTTGACACACCAGCAGAAAAAGTATTTGGCAAACCAGTAGTATTTACAGATGCAGCAGTTAAACCTATTGTGGGAGATTTCAATTATTTTGGAATTAACTATGATGGAACAACTTATGACACTGATAAAGATGTTAAAAAAGGCGAATATTTGTTTGTATTAACTGCATGGTATGATCAGCAACGTACATTAGACAGTGCATTCAGAATTGCAAAAGCAAAAGAAAATACAGGTTCATTACCCAGCTAAGCCCCAAAAGGTTAATGTAACAGCTAAGGCTAAATCAGCTGTAATATCAGCCGAATAGGGGTGATGAAATGAGTTTAGAAGAAATTAAATTGTGGTTGAGAATTGACTATAATTTCGAAAATGATTTAATTGAAGGTCTCATTCAATCGGCTAAGTCTGAATTACTATTAAGTGGGGTTCCAGATTATGACAAAGATGACTTGGAATACCCGCTTTTTTGTACAGCGATTAGATATATCATTGCAAGAGATTATGAAAGTCGTGGGTACTCAAATGACCAATCTAGAAGCAAGGTTTTTAATGAAAAGGGATTGCAAAAAATGATTCTGAAATTAAAAAAGTGGTAGGTGATTTTTAAATGGAATTTAATGAATTTAAAGATCGCGCATATTTTTTTCAATATGTAAATAAAGGGCCGTATCCAGATGAAGAGGAAAAAATGAAATTGTATAGTTGCTTTTGTAAAATATATAATCCTTCTATGAAAGATAGAGAAATTTTAAAAGTGACTGAATCAAAGTCAGGACTAACCATAATTATGAGGTCTTCTAAAATTGAATATCTACCACAAACAAATCACTTAGTTAAAATTGACAGAGGCTTATATTCCGATAAATTATTCAACATTAAAGAAATAAGAATTGATACACCAGATATTGGCTATAATACAGTGGTTTTATCAGAAAAATGAGTGTAGAAATTAAAGGGATACCTGAAGTGTTGAAGAAATTAGAATCGGTATACGGTAAACAATCAATGCAAGCTAAGAGTGATAGAGCTTTAAATGAAGCATCTGAATTTTTTATAAAGGCTTTAAAGAAAGAATTCGAGAGTTTTAAAGATACGGGTGCTAGCATAGAAGAAATGACTAAATCTAAGCCTTATACAAAAGTAGGAAGTCAAGAAAGAGCTGTTTTAATTGAATGGGTAGGCCCTATGAATCGCAAAAACATTATTCACTTGAATGAACATGGTTATACAAGAGATGGAAAAAAATATACACCAAGAGGTTTTGGAGTTATTGCAAAAACATTAGCTGCTAATGAACGGAAGTATAGAGAAATTATAAAAAAGGAGTTGGCCAGATAAATGAATATATTAAACACCATAAAAGAAATTTTATTATCTGATGCAGAGCTCCAAACATATATAAATTCTAGAATATACTATTATAAAGTCACTGAAAATGCTGAAACTTCCAAACCTTTTGTTGTTATTACACCTATTTATGATTTACCTTCAGACTTCATGTCTGATAAATATCTTAGTGAAGAATACTTAATTCAAATAGATGTAGAATCTTCAAATAATCAGAAAACAATTGATATAACAAAACGAATAAGATATCTGTTATATCAACAAAATTTAATTCAAGCATCTAGTCAGTTAGATGCTTATTTTGAAGAAACTAAACGTTATGTGATGTCGAGACGTTATCAAGGCATACCAAAAAATATATATTATAAAAATCAGCGCATCGAATAGGTGTGCTTTTTAATTTTTAAGGAGGAAATAAGCAATGGCAGAAGGACAAGGTTCTTATAAAGTAGGTTTTAAAAGATTATACGTTGGAGTTTTTAACCCAGAAGCAACAAAAGTAGTTAAACGCATGACATGGGAAGATGAAAAAGGTGGTACAGTTGATCTAAATATCACAGGTTTAGCACCAGATTTAGTAGATATGTTTGCATCTAACAAACGTGTTTGGATGAAAAAACAAGGTACTAATGAAGTTAAGTCTGACATGAGTATTTTTAATATTCCAAGTGAAGATCTAAATACAGTTATTGGTCGTTCTAAAGATAAAAATGGTACATCTTGGGTAGGAGAGAATACAAGAGCACCATACGTAACAGTTATTGGAGAATCTGAAGATGGTTTAACAGGTCAACCAGTGTACGTTGCGCTACTTAAAGGTACTTTTAGCTTGGATTCAATTGAATTTAAAACACGAGGAGAAAAAGCAGAAGCACCAGAGCCAACAAAATTAACTGGTGACTGGATGAACAGAAAAGTTGATGTTGATGGTACTCCACAAGGTATTGTATACGGGTATCATGAAGGTAAAGAAGGAGAAGCAGAATTCTTCAAAAAAGTATTCGTTGGATACACGGACAGTGAAGATCATTCAGAGGATTCTGCAAGTTCGTTACCCAGCTAACCCCCAAAATGTTGAAGTAGCAGTTAATTCAAAATCTGCAACAGTTTCAGCAGAATAGGGGCTTTCAAAATAAATCAAAGGAGAATAATTTATGACTAAAACTTTAAAGGTTTATAAAGGAGACGACGTCGTAGCTTCTGAACAAGGTGAAGGCAAAGTGTCAGTAACTTTATCTAATTTAGAAGCGGATACAACTTATCCAAAAGGTACTTACCAAGTGGCATGGGAAGAAAATGGTAAAGAATCTAGTAAAGTTGATGTACCTCAATTCAAAACCAATCCAATTCTAGTCTCAGGCGTATCATTTACACCAGAAACTAAATCAATTATGGTAAATACCGATGACAATGTTGAGCCAAACATTGCACCAAGCACAGCAACGAATAAAATATTGAAATATACAAGTGAACATCCAGAATTTGTTACTGTAGATGAAAATACAGGAGCAATTCACGGTGTAGCTGAAGGTACTTCAGTAATCACTGCTACGTCTACTGATGGAAGCGATAAGTCAGGACAAATTTCAGTGACAGTAACAAACGGATAGGGATTTAAGGCGCAGTATATCTGCGTCTTTTTTATTTGAATAAAAGGAGCTAATACAATGATTAAATTTGAAATTAAAGATCGTAAAACAGGAAAAACAGAGAGCTATACAAAAGAAGATGTAACAATGGGCGAAGCAGAAAAATGCTATGAGTATTTAGAATTAGTAAATCAAGAGAATAAAAAAGAAGCACCTAACGCAACAAAAATGAGACAAAAAGAGCGACAGTTATTAGTAGATTTATTTAAAGATGAAGGATTGACTGAAGAAGATGTTCTGAACAAGATGAGTACTAAAACTTATACAAAAGCCTTACAAGATATATTTCGAGAAATCAATGGTGAAGATGAAGAAGATTCAGAAACTGAACCAGAAGAGATGGGAAAGACAGAAGAACAATCTCAATAAAAGACATTTTATCGAACATTAAGAAAATACAACGTTTCTGTATGGAGCAGTATGGGTGGACATTAACTGAAGTCAGAAAACAGCCGTATGTAAAACTTTTAGAAATACTTAATGAAGAGAATAAAGAAGAGACTGAAGAAAAACAAAGTGAACAAAAAGTCATTACAGGTACGGATTTAAGAAAACTTTTTGGAAGCTAGAAAGGAGGTTAATATGAATGAAAAAGTAGAAGGCATGACCTTGGAGCTGAAATTAGACCATTTAGGTGTCCAAGAAGGCATGAAAGGTTTAAAGCGACAATTAGGTGTTGTTAATAGTGAAATGAAAGCTAATCTGTCAGCATTTGATAAGTCTGAAAAATCAATGGAAAAATATCAGGCGAGAATTAAGGGGTTAAATGATAGGCTTAAAGTTCAAAAAAAGATGTATTCTCAAGTAGAAGATGAGCTTAAACAAGTTAACGCTAATTACCAAAAAGCTAAATCCAGTGTAAAAGATGTTGAGAAAGCATATTTAAAGTTAGTAGAAGCCAATAAAAAAGAAAAATTAGCTCTTGATAAATCTAAAGAAGCCTTAAAATCATCGAATACAGAACTTAAAAAAGCTGAAAATCAATATAAACGTACAAATCAACGTAAACAAGATGCGTATCAAAAACTTAAACAGTTGAGAGATGCAGAACAAAAGCTTAAGAATAGTAACCAAGCTACTACTGCACAACTAAAAAGAGCAAGTGACGCAGTACAGAAGCAGTCCGCTAAGCATAAAGCACTTGTTGAACAATATAAACAAGAAGGCAATCAAGTTCAAAAACTAAAAGTGCAAAATGACAATCTTTCAAAATCAAATGATAAAATTGAAAGTTCTTACGCTAAAACTAATACTAAATTAAAGCAAACAGAAAAAGAATTTAATGATTTAAACAATACTATTAAGAATCATAGCGCTAATGTCGCAAAAGCTGAAACAGCTGTTAATAAAGAAAAAGCTGCTTTAAATAATTTGGAGCGTTCAATAGATAAAGCTTCATCCGAAATGAAGACTTTTAACAAAGAACAAATGATAGCTCAAAGTCATTTCGGTAAACTTGCAAGTCAAGCGGATGTCATGTCAAAGAAATTTAGTTCTATTGGAGACAAAATGACTTCCCTGGGACGTACAATGACGATGGGCGTATCTACACCAATTACTTTAGGGTTAGGTGCAGCATTAAAAACAAGTGCAGACTTTGAAGGCCAAATGTCTCGAGTTGGAGCGATTGCGCAAGCAAGCAGTAAAGACTTGAAAAGCATGTCTAATCAAGCAGTTGACTTAGGAGCTAAAACCAGTAAAAGTGCTAACGAAGTTGCTAAAGGTATGGAAGAATTGGCAGCTTTAGGCTTTAATGCCAAACAAACAATGGAGGCTATGCCAGGTGTTATCAGTGCAGCAGAAGCAAGTGGTGCAGAAATGGCTACAACTGCAACTGTAATGGCTTCAGCGATTAACTCTTTCGGTTTAAAAGCATCTGATGCAAATCATGTTGCTGATTTACTTGTGAGATCAGCAAATGATAGTGCTGCAGATATTCAGTACATGGGAGATGCATTGAAGTATGCTGGTACTCCTGCAAAAGCATTAGGAGTTTCAATAGAGGACACTTCCGCAGCAATTGAAGTTTTATCTAACTCAGGTTTAGAGGGTTCTCAAGCAGGTACTGCCCTAAGAGCTTCATTTATCAGGCTAGCTAATCCAAGTAAAAATACAGCTAAGGAAATGAAAAAATTAGGTATTCATTTGTCTGATGCTAAAGGTCAATTTGTTGGCATGGGTGAATTGATTAGACAGTTCCAAGATAATATGAAAGGCATGACGAGAGAACAAAAACTAGCTACAGTGGCTACAATAGTTGGTACTGAAGCAGCAAGTGGATTTTTAGCCTTGATTGAAGCGGGACCAGATAAAATTAATAGCTATAGTAAATCCTTAAAGAATTCCAATGGCGAAAGTAAAAAAGCAGCAGATTTGATGAAAGATAATCTCAAAGGCGCTCTGGAACAATTAGGTGGCGCTTTTGAATCATTAGCAATCGAAGTCGGTAAAGATTTAACGCCTATGATTAGAGCAGGAGCGGAAGGTTTAACAAAATTAGTTGATGGATTTACACATCTCCCTGGTTGGGTTAGAAAAGCTTCAGTAGGATTAGCACTTTTTGGTGCAGCAATTGGACCTGCAGTTCTTGCTGGAGGGTTATTAATACGTACAGTTGGAAGTGCTGCTAAAGGATATGCGTCATTAAATAGACGTATTGCTGAAAATACAATCCTTTCAAATACTAATTCAAAAGCAATGAAATCTTTAGGTCTTCAAACATTATTTCTTGGTTCTACAACAGGAAAAACGTCAAAAGGCTTTAAAGGGTTAGCCGGAGCTATGATGTTTAATTTAAAACCTATAAATGTTTTGAAAAATTCTGCAAAGCTAGCAATTTTACCGTTCAAACTTTTGAAAAACGGTTTAGGATTAGCTGCAAAATCTTTATTTGCAGTAAGTGGAGGCGCAAGATTTGCGGGTGTAGCCTTAAGGTTTTTAACAGGACCTATAGGTGCTACAATAACTGCTATTACAATTGCGTATAAAGTTTTTAAAACCGCATATGATCGTGTGGAATGGTTCAGAAACGGTATTAACGGTTTAGGAGAAACTATAAAGTTTTTTGGTGGTAAAATTATTGGCGGCGCTGTTAGAAAGCTAGGAGAGTTTAAAAACTATCTTGGAAGTATCGGCAAAAGCTTCAAAGAAAAGTTTTCAAAAGATATGAAAGATGGTTATAAATCATTAAGCGACGATGACCTTCTCAAAGTAGGAGTCAACAAGTTTAAAGGATTTATGCAAACCATGGGCACAGCTTCTAAAAAAGCGTCTGATACTGTAAAAGTGTTAGGGAAAGGTGTTTCAAAAGAAACAGAAAAAGCTTTAGAAAAATATGTGCATTATTCTGAAGAAAATAGCAGAATCATGGAAAAAGTACGTTTAAACTCGGGTCAGATATCAGAAGACAAAGCAAAAAAACTTTTGAAAATTGAAACGGATTTATCTAATAACCTTATAGCTGAAATAGAAAAAAGAAATAAAAAGGAACTCGAAAAAACTCAAGAACTTATTGATAAGTATAGTGCATTCGATGAACAAGAAAAGCAAAACATTTTAACTCGAACTAAAGAAAAAAATGACTTGCGAATTAAAAAAGAGCAAGAACTCAATCAGAAAATCAAAGAATTGAAAGAAAAAGCTTTGAGTGATGGTCAGATTTCAGAAAATGAAAGAAAAGAAATTGAAAAGCTTGAAAATCAAAGACGTGATATCACTGTTAAAGAATTGAGTAAGACTGAAAAAGAGCAAGAGCGTATTTTAGTAAGAATGCAAAGAAACAGAAATGCTTATTCAATAGACGAAGCGAGCAAAGCAATTAAAGAAGCAGAAAAAGCAAGAAAAGCAAGAAAAAAAGAAGTGGACAAGCAATATGAAGATGATGTCATTGCTATAAAAAATAACGTCAACCTTTCTAAGTCTGAAAAAGATAAATTGTTAGCTATTGCTGATCAAAGACATAAAGATGAAGTAAGAAAAGCAAAATCTAAAAAAGATGCTGTAGTAGATGTTGTTAAAAAGCAAAATAAAGATATTGATAAAGAAATGGATTTATCCAGTGGACGTGTATATAAAAATACTGAAAAGTGGTGGAATGGCCTTAAAAGTTGGTGGTCTAACTTTAGAGAAGACCAAAAGAAAAAAAGCGATAAATACGCTAAAGAACAAGAAGAAACAGCTCGTAGAAACAGAGAAAATATAAAGAAATGGTTTGGAAAAGCTTGGGACGGCGTAAAAAGTAAAACTGGCGAAGCCTTTAGTAAAATGGGCAGAAATGCTAATCATTTTGGCGGCGAAATGAAAAAAATGTGGAGCGGAATCAAAGGGATTCCAAGCAAATTAAGTTCAGGTTGGAGCTCAGCCAAAAGTTCTGTAGGATACCACACTAAGGCTATAGCTAATAGTACTGGTAAATGGTTTGGAAAAGCTTGGCAATCTGTTAAATCGACAACAGGAAGTATTTACAATCAAACTAAGCAAAAGTATTCAGATGCTTCAGATAAAGCTTGGGCGCATTCAAAATCTATTTGGAGAGGCACATCAAAATGGTTTAGCAATGCATATAAAAGTGCAAAGGGCTGGCTAACGGATATGGCTAATAAATCTCGCGCGAAATGGGATAATATTTCTAGTACAGCTTGGTCGAATGCAAAATCCGTTTGGAAAGGAACATCGAAATGGTTTAGTAACTCATACAAATCTTTAAAAGATTGGACTGGGGATATGTATTCAAGAGCCCACGATCGTTTTGATGCAATTTCAAGTTCGGCATGGTCTAACGCTAAATCAGTATTTAATGGTTTTAGAAAATGGCTATCAAGAACATATGAATGGATTAGAGATATTGGTAAAGACATGGGAAGAGCTGCGGCTGATTTAGGTAAAAATGTTGCTAATAAAGCTATTGGCGGTTTAAATAGCATGATTGGCGGTATTAATAAAATATCTAAAGCCATTACTGATAAAAATCTCATCAAGCCAATACCTACATTGTCTACTGGTACTTTAGCAGGAAAGGGTGTAGCTACCGATAATTCGGGAGCATTAACGCAACCGACATTTGCTGTATTAAATGATAGAGGTTCTGGAAACGCCCCAGGTGGTGGAGTTCAAGAAGTAATTCACAGGGCTGACGGAACATTCCATGCACCCCAAGGACGAGATGTGGTTGTTCCACTAGGAGTTGGAGATAGTGTAATAAATGCCAATGACACTCTGAAGTTACAGCGGATGGGTGTTTTGCCAAAATTCCATGGTGGTACGAAAAAGAAAGATTGGCTAGACCAACTTAAAGGTAATATAGGTAAAAAAGCAGGAGAATTTGGAGCTACAGCTAAAAACACAGCGCATAATATCAAAAAAGGTGCAGAAGAAATGGTTGAATCGGCAGGCGATAAAATCAAAGATGGTGCATCTTGGTTAGGCGATAAAATCGGCGATGTGTGGGATTATGTACAACATCCAGGGAAACTAGTAAATAAAGTAATGTCAGGTTTAAATATTAATTTTGGAGGCGGAGCTAACGCTACAGTAAAAATTGCTAAAGGCGCGTACTCATTGCTCAAAAAGAAATTAGTAGACAAAGTAAAATCGTGGTTTGAAGATTTTGGTGGTGGAGGCGATGGAAGCTATCTATTTGAATATCCAATCTGGCAAAGATTTGGACGCTACACAGGTGGACTTAACTTTAATGGCGGTCGTCACTATGGTATAGACTTTGGTATGCCTTCTGGAACAAACGTTTATGCCGTTAAAGGTGGTATAGCAGATAAGGTATGGACTGATTACGGTGGCGGTAATTCTATACAAATTAAGACTGGTGCTAATGAATGGAACTGGTATATGCATTTATCTAAGCAATTAGCAAGACAAGGCCAACGTATTAAAGCTGGTCAACTGATAGGGAAATCAGGTGCTACAGGTAATTTCGTTAGAGGAGCACACTTACATTTCCAATTGATGCAAGGGTCGCATCCAGGGAATGATACAGCTAAAGATCCAGAAAAATGGTTGAAGTCACTTAAAGGTAGTGGCGTTCGAAGTGGTTCAGGTGTTAATAAGGCTGCATCTGCTTGGGCAGGCGATATACGTCGTGCAGCAAAACGAATGGGTGTTAATGTTACTTCGGGTGATGTAGGAAATATCATTAGCTTGATTCAACACGAATCAGGAGGAAATGCAGGTATAACTCAATCTAGTTCGCTTAGAGACATCAACGTTTTACAGGGCAATCCAGCAAAAGGATTGCTTCAATATATCCCACAAACATTTAGACATTATGCTGTTAGAGGTCACAACAATATATATAGTGGTTACGATCAGTTATTAGCGTTCTTTAACAACAGATATTGGCGCTCACAGTTTAACCCAAGAGGTGGTTGGTCTCCAAGTGGTCCAAGAAGATATGCGAATGGTGGTTTGATTACAAAGCATCAACTTGCTGAAGTGGGTGAAGGAGATAAACAGGAGATGGTTATCCCTTTAACTAGACGTAAACGAGCAATTCAATTAACTGAACAGGTTATGCGCATCATCGGTATGGATGGCAAGCCAAATAACATCACTGTAAATAATGATACTTCTACAGTTGAAAAATTGTTGAAACAAATTGTTATGTTAAGTGATAAAGGAAATAAATTAACAGATGCATTGATTCAAACTGTTTCTTCTCAGGATAATAACTTAGGTTCTAATGATGCAATTAGAGGTTTAGAAAAAATATTGTCAAAACAAAGTGGGCATAGAGCAAATGCAAATAATTATATGGGAGGTTTGACTAATTAATGCAATCTTTTGTAAAAATCATAGATGGTTACAAGGAAGAAGTAATAACAGATTTTAATCAGCTTATATTTTTAGATGCAAGGGCTGAAAGTCCAAACACCAATGATAACAGTGTAACTATTAACGGAGTAGATGGTATTTTACCGGGCGCAATTAGTTTTGCGCCTTTTTCATTAGTATTAAGGTTTGGCTATGATGGTATAGATGTTATAGATTTAAATTTATTTGAGCATTGGTTTAGATCTGTGTTTAATCGCAGACATCCTTATTATGTTATTACTTCTCAAATGCCTGGTGTTAAATATGCAGTGAATACAGCTAATGTTACATCTAATTTAAAAGATGGTTCTTCAACTGAAATTGAAGTAAGTTTAAATGTTTATAAAGGGTATTCTGAATCAGTTAATTGGACCGATAGCGAGTTCTTATTCGACTCTAATTGGATGTTTGAAAATGGAATTCCTCTTGATTTCACACCTAAATATACTCATACATCAAATCAATTTACTATTTGGAACGGTTCTACTGATACGATAAATCCACGATTCAAGCACGATTTGAAAATATTAATTAATTTAAATGCGAGTGGAGGATTTGAACTGGTTAACTATACAACAGGTGATATTTTTAAGTACAACAAAAGTATAGATAAAAACACTGATTTTGTTTTAGATGGTGTGTATGCATATCGAGATATAAATAGAGTGGGAATTGATACAAATAGGGGCATTATAACATTAGCGCCAGGTAAAAATGAATTTAAGATTAAAGGAGACGTCAGTGATATTAAAACTACATTTAAGTTTCCTTTTATTTATAGGTAGGTGATTTAATGGATTATCATGATCATTTATCAGTAATGGATTTTAATGAATTGATTTGTGAAAATTTACTAGATGTAGATTATGGTTCTTTTAAAGAATATTATGAACTGAATGAAGCTAGGTACATCACCTTTACAGTTTATAGAACTACTCATAATAGTTTTGTTTTTGATTTATTGATTTGTGAAAACTTCATAATTTATCATGGTGAAAAATATACAATTAAGCAGACAGCGCCAAAGGTTGAAGGTGATAAAGTTTTTATTGAAGTTACGGCATATCACATAATGTATGAATTTCAAAATCACTCAGTGGAATCAAATAAGCTTGATGACGACAGTAGCGAAACTGGTAAAACGCCAGAATACTCTTTAGATGAGTACTTAAGATATGGATTTGCAAATCAAAAAACGTCAGTCAAGATGACCTATAAAATAATTGGAGATTTTAAAAGAAAAATACCAATTGATGAATTAGGTAATAAAAATGGCTTAGAATATTGTAAAGAAGCAGTAGATTTGTTTGGTTGTATTATTTATCCAAATGATACGGAGATATGTTTTTATTCTCCTGAAACATTTTATCAAAGAAGCGAGAAAGTGATTCGATATCAATATAATACTGATACTGTATCTGCAACTGTCAGTACATTGGAATTAAGAACAGCTATAAAAGTTTTTGGAAAAAAGTATACAGCTGAGGAAAAGAAAAATTATAATCCTATTAGAACAACTGACATTAAATATTCAAATGGTTTTATAAAAGAAGGTACTTATCGTACCGCAACAATTGGGTCTAAAGCTACTATTAACTTTGATTGCAAGTATGGTAATGAAACAGTTAGATTTACAATAAAAAAGGGCTCTCAAGGTGGAATATATAAGTTGATTTTAGACGGCAAGCAAATTAAGCAAATTTCTTGTTTTGCTAAGTCGGTTCAGTCTGAAACAATAGATTTAATAAAAAATATTGATAAAGGCAAGCACGTTTTAGAAATGATATTTTTAGGAGAAGACCCCAAAAATAGAATTGATATATCTTCAAATAAAAAAGCTAAGCCTTGTATGTATGTTGGAACTGAAAAATCAACAGTCTTAAATTTAATTGCTGACAACTCAGGTCGCAATCAATACAAAGCAATTGTTGACTACGTCGCAGATAGTGCAAAGCAGTTTGGGATTCGATATGCTAATACGCAAACAAATGAAGATATCGAAACACAGGATAAGCTGTTAGAATTTGCAAAAAAGCAAATAAATGATACTCCTAAGACTGAATTAGATGTTAATTATATAGGTTATGAAAAAATAGAGCCAAGAGATAGCGTATTCTTTGTTCATGAATTAATGGGATATAACACTGAATTAAAGGTTGTTAAACTTGATAGGTCACATCCATTTGTAAACGCAATAGATGAAGTGTCTTTCAGCAATGAAATAAAGGATATGGTACAAATTCAACAAGCGCTTAACAGACGAGTTATTGCACAAGATAATAGATATAACTATCAAGCAAATCGTATAAATCATTTATACACTAGTACTTTGAATTCTCCTTTCGAGACAATGGATATAGGGAGTGTATTAATATAATGGCAACAGAAGAAGTTAAAATCAAAGCGCTACTTGAAAACGATAAACAGTACTTTCCAGCTACACATTGGAAAGCTATAAATGGGATACCTTATGCAGGCAGTAGTGATATTGATGGATTGCCTCAAGACGGTATCATTTCGGTAGATGATAAAAATAAATTAGATAATTTAAAAATAGGCGAAGCAGGAATTATTCAAAATAGCATTGTACAGAAATCCCCAAACGGTAAATTGTGGAAAATAACAGTTGACGATAGTGGGAAACTTGGTACAGTGCTATTTTATTAGAAAGGAAGGTGCATTATGGAAAATTTGTATTTAATAAAGGATTTGGGAGCTTTAGCAGGTCGAGATTATAGAGCTAAGGAAATACAAAACTTACAAAGAATAGAGCAATTTGCGCTTGGCTTGACAACAGAGTTTAAGTTGCATCAGAAAGCTAAAACAATTCAACACTTCGCTGAGCAAATTTATTATAATGGTAGATCGCAAGCAGCAGTAAACAAATCTTTACAAAGTCAAATTAACGCACTTGTTGTGGCACCACGTAATAACAGTGCTAATGAGATTGTTCAAGCTCGAGTTAATGTAAACGGCGAAACCTTTGACACATTAAAAGAACATTTAGACGATTGGGAAACCAAAACTCAAATTAATAAAGAGGAAACTATAAGAGAATTAAATAAGACCAAACAAGAAATTCTTGATATCGAGTATCGTTTTGAACCTGATAAGCAAGAATTTTTATTTGTGACAGAACTTGCACCTCTTACAAATGCAGTAATGCAATCCTTCTGGTTTGATAATAGAACAGGCATAGTATACATGACACAAGCTAGAAATAATGGCTATATGCTAAGTCGTCTAAGACCTAATGGTCAATTTATAGACAGCTCATTGATTGTAGGTGGGGGTCATGGTACACATAACGGTTATAGATATATTGATGATGAGTTATGGATTTATAGTTTTATCTTAAATGGTAATAATGAGAATACATTAGTTCGTTTCAAGTATACGCCTAATGTGGAAATTAGCTATGGCAAGTATGGTATGCAAGATGTATTTACAGGACACCCAGAAAAACCCTACATCACCCCTGTCATAAATGAAAAAGAAAATAAAATTCTATACAGAATTGAGAGACCTAGAAGTCAGTGGGAACTTGAAAACTCAATGAATTATATAGAGATAAGAAGTTTAGATGATGTTGATAAAAATATTGATAAAGTTTTGCATAAAATCAGTATCCCTATGAGACTAACAAACGAAACCCAACCAATGCAGGGTGTGACTTTTGATGAAAAATACTTGTATTGGTATACAGGAGACAGTAATCCAAATAATAGAAACTATTTAACAGCTTTCGATTTAGAAACAGGAGAAGAAGCGTATCAGGTTAATGCTGACTATGGTGGAACACTAGATTCATTTCCTGGCGAATTTGCGGAAGCAGAAGGTTTGCAAATATACTATGACAAAGATAGTGGTAAAAAAGCTTTGATGCTAGGTGTTACTGTCGGTGGTGATGGAAATAGAACACATCGTATTTTCATGATTGGGCAAAGAGGTATTTTAGAAATACTTCACTCAAGAGGCGTTCCTTTTATCATGAGTGACACAGGTGGTAGAGTTAAACCTTTACCAATGAGGCCTGATAAACTTAAGAATCTTGGGATGTTAACAGAGCCAGGTCTTTACTATTTATACACTGATCATACAGTTCAAATCGATGATTTCCCATTACCAAGAGAATGGCGTGATGCAGGTTGGTTCTTGGAAGTTAAGCCACCACAAACTGGCGGTGATGTAATTCAGATATTGACGCGTAATAGTTATGCAAGGAATATGATGACTTTTGAAAGGGTTCTTTCTGGAAGAACTGGAGACATTTCGGACTGGAATTATGTGCCTAAAAATAGTGGTAAATGGGAGAGAGTACCTTCATTCATCACAAAAATGTCAGATATTAACATAGTAGGTATGTCGTTTTATTTAACTACGGATGATACAAAACGTTTTACAGATTTTCCAACTGAACGTAAAGGGGTAGCTGGTTGGAACTTATATGTAGAAGCTTCTAACACAGGTGGTTTTGTTCATAGGCTAGTTCGTAATAGTGTTACAGCATCTTGTGAAATATTATTGAAGAACTATGATAGTAAAACAAGTTCAGGGCCATGGACTTTACACGAAGGGAGAATTATAAGTTAATGAGTAATTTAGAGAAATCTGTAGCTATAAATTTAGAAAATACAGCGCATTATGAAAATATTTCAAATCTAGATATAACTTTTAGAACAGGAGAGAGTGATTCTTCTGTTCTTCTTTTTAATATCATTAAAAATAATCAACCGTTATTACTGAGTGAAGAAAATATCAAAGCACGAATAGCGATTCGAGGTAAAGGAGTAATGGTAGTTGCTCCACTAGAAATATTAGATCCATTTAAAGGTATTTTAAAATTTCAATTACCTAATGATGTAATTAAAAGAGATGGAAGTTATCAAGCTCAAGTTTCGGTTGCAGAATTAGGTAATTCAGACGTGGTAGTTGTAGAGAGAACTATCACATTTAACGTTGAAAAAAGTTTGTTTAGCAAGATTCCCTCTGAAACAAAACTACACTATATTGTTGAGTTTCAAGAATTAGAAAAAACTATTATGGATCGCGCGAAAGCAATGGACGAGGCTATAAAAAATGGTGAGGATTATGCGAGTCTGATTGAAAAAGCTAAAGAAAAAGGTCTATCAGATATTCAAATAGCAAAATCTTCAAGTATTGATGAATTAAAGCAACTTGCTAATAGCCGTATATCTGATTTGGAAAATAAAGCGCAAGCATATTCAAGAACATTCGATGAGCAAAAGCGATATATGGATGAGAAACATGAAGCCTTCAAGCAGTCAGTGAATAGTGGTGGTTTAGTCACAAGTGGTTCTACTTCAAATTGGCAAAAAGCTAAGATTACTAAAGATGATGGTAAGATAATGCAGATTACTGGATTTGATTTTAATAATCCAGAACAAAGAATAGGTGATTCAACCCAATTTATTTATGTTTCGCAAGCTATAAATTATCCAAGAGGTGTTAGTACTAACGGTACTGTCGAATATTTAGTAGTAACTTCAGATTACAAGCGTATGACTTATCGACCGAACGGTACAAATAAAGTGTTTGTTAAAAGAAAAGAAGCGGGTTCATGGTCTGAGTGGTCAGAATTAGCTATTAATGATTACAATACACCTTTTGAAACTGTTCAAAGTGCCCAATCAAAAGCTAATATGGCCGAAAGTAACGCTAAATTATACGCAGATGACAAGTTTAATAAAAGGTATTCGGTTATTTTTGATGGAACAGCAAATGGTGTGGGCTCTACATTGTACTTAAATGAGAGTTTAGACCAATTTATTTTATTAATTTTTTATGGGACTTTTCCAGGTGGTGACTTTACAGAGTTTGGCAGCCCTTTTGGAGGAGGAAAGATTTCATTGAATCCCTCAAATCTTCCAGATGGTGATGGAAACGGCGGAGGTGTTTATGAGTTTGGATTAACTAAATCTAGTCGTACATCTTTAACTATATCAAACGATGTCTATTTCGACTTAGGAAGTCAAAGAGGCTCTGGTGCGAACGCAAATAGAGGGACAATTAACAAAATTATAGGAGTGAGAAGATAATGCAAATATTAGTTAACAAACGCAATGAGATTATTTCATACGCTGTTATTGGTGGTTTTGAAGAAGGTATTGATATAGAAAGTCTTCCAGAAAACTTCTCTCAAGTTTTTAGACCTAAAGTATTTAAATATTCAGATGGAAAAATAATTTTTAATGAAGATTATACAGAGGAAAAGGATGACTCACATCAACAGATTGATAATGAAGAGAATAGTACAGGTGCTTCTGATGACATATTACGAAAAATGGTTGCTAGTATGCAGAAGCAAGTTGTTCAAAGTACAAAGTTATTGATGCAAGTTAATAAACAAAACGCTTTGATGGCAAAACAGATTGTAGCATTCAATAAAAAATTAGAAGAGATTAAAGGAGAGACGGAAAATGCTTAAATTGATTTCACCAACTTTCGAAGATATTAAAACATGGTATCAATTGAAAGAATATACTAAAGAAGATATAGCGTGGTATGTAGATATGGAAGTTATAGATAAAGAGGAATATGCAATTATTACAGGAGAAAAGTATCCAGAAAATCTAGAGTCATAGGTTATAATCTTATGGCTTTTTAATTTGAATAAAGTGGGTGGTGTAATGTTTGGATTTACCAAACGACACGAACAAGATTGGCGTTTAACGCGATTAGAAGAAAATGATAAGACTATGTTTGAAAAATTCGACAGAATAGAAGACAGTCTGAGAACGCAAGAAAAAATTTATGACAAGTTAGATAGAAATTTCGAAGAACTAAGGCGTGACAAAGAAGAAGATGAAAAAAATAAAGAGAAAAATGCTAAAAATATTAGAGACATCAAGATGTGGATTCTAGGATTAATAGGGACGATTCTAAGTACATTTGTTATAGCCTTGTTAAAAACTATTTTTGGCATTTAAAGGAGGTGATTACCATGCTTAAGGGAATTTTAGGATATAGCTTTTGGTCGTGTTTCTGGTTTAGTAAGTGTAAGTAATAGTTAAGAGTCAGTGCTTTGGCACTGGCTTTTTATTTTGGATAAAAGGAGCAAACAAATGGATGCAAAAGTAATAACAAGATACATCGTATTGATCTTAGCATTAGTCAATCAGTTTTTAGCGAATAAAGGTATAAGTCCGATACCAGTAGATGAAGAAAGTGTTTCATCGATTATCTTAACAGTTGTTGCTTTATATACTACATATAAAGATAATCCAACATCTCAAGAAGGTAAATGGGCAAATCAAAAGCTAAAGAAATATAAAGCTGAAAACAAGTATAGAAAAGCAACAGGGCAAGCGCCAATTAAAGAAGTAATGACACCTACGAATATGAACGACACAAATGATTTAGGGTAGGTGGTTGATATATGTTAATGACAAAAAATCAAGCAGAAAAATGGTTTGACAATTCATTAGGGAAACAATTCAACCCAGATGGTTGGTATGGATTTCAGTGTTATGATTACGCCAATATGTTCTTTATGTTAGCGACAGGCGAAAGGCTGCAAGGTTTATATGCTTATAATATCCCGTTTGATAATAAAGCAAAGATTGAAAAATATGGTCAAATAATTAAAAACTATGACAGCTTTTTACCGCAAAAGTTGGATATTGTCGTTTTCCCGTCAAAGTATGGTGGCGGAGCTGGACATGTTGAAATTGTTGAGAGCGCAAATTTAAACACTTTCACATCATATGGGCAAAACTGGAACGGTAAAGGTTGGACAAATGGCGTTGCGCAACCTGGTTGGGGTCCTGAAACTGTTACAAGACATGTTCATTATTACGATGACCCAATGTATTTTATTAGATTAAATTTCCCAGATAAAGTAAGTGTTGGAGATAAAGCTAAAAACGTTATTAAGCAAGCAACTGCCAAAAAGCAAGCAGTAATTAAACCTAAAAAAATTATGCTTGTAGCCGGTCATGGTTATAACGATCCTGGAGCAGTAGGAAACGGAACAAATGAACGTGATTTTATCCGTAAATATATAACACCAAATATCGCTAAGTATTTAAGACATGCAGGTCACGAAGTTGCATTATATGGTGGCTCAAGTCAATCACAAGATATGTATCAAGATACTGCTTACGGTGTTAATGTAGGAAATAATAAAGATTATGGCTTATATTGGGTTAAATCACAGGGGTATGACATTGTTCTAGAGATTCATTTAGACGCAGCAGGAGAAAGTGCAAGTGGTGGGCATGTTATCATTTCAAGTCAATTCAATGCAGATACTATTGATAAAAGTATACAAGATGTTATTAAAAATAACTTAGGACAAATAAGAGGTGTGACACCTCGTAATGATTTACTAAATGTTAATGTATCAGCAGAAATAAATATAAATTATCGTTTATCTGAATTAGGTTTTATTACTAATAAAAATGATATGGATTGGATTAAGAAAAACTATGACTTGTATTCTAAATTAATAGCCGGTGCGATTCATGGTAAGCCTATAGGTGGTTTGGTAGCTGGTAATGTTAAAACATCAGCTAAAAACCAAAAAAATCCACCAGTGCCAGCAGGTTATACACTCGATAAGAATAATGTCCCTTATAAAAAAGAACAAGGCAATTACACAGTAGCTAATGTTAAAGGTAATAATGTAAGAGACGGTTATTCAACTAATTCAAGAATTACAGGGGTATTACCCAACAACACAACAATTACGTATGACGGTGCATATTGTATTAATGGTTATAGATGGATTACTTATATTGCTAATAGTGGACAACGTCGTTATATAGCGACAGGAGAGGTAGACAAGGCAGGTAATAGAATAAGTAGTTTTGGTAAGTTTAGCACGATTTAGTATTTACTTAGAATAAAAATTTTGCTACATTAATTATAGGGAATCTTACAGTTATTAAATAACTATTTGGATGGATGTTAATATTCCTATACACTTTTTAACATTTCTCTCAAGATTTAAATGTAGATAACAGGCAGGTACTTCGGTACTTGCCTATTTTTTTATGTTATAGCTAGCCTTCGGGCTAGTTCTTTGTTATGATGTGTTACACATGCATCAACTATTTACATCTATCCTTGTTCACCCAAGCATGTCACTGGGTGTTTTTTCCTTGCGATAGAGAGCATAGTTTTCATACTACTCCCCGTAGTATATATGACTTTAGCATTCCCGTATAACAGTTTACGGGGTGCTTTTTATGTTATACTTACTTTTATATAGTAGGAGTGAGCTATATAGCCTGTTAAGTGGCCTGGTAACTTAACACTTATCCCGGCAATTGATACCCTTTTTGCCCGTCACTTGATACATACATCTCAACAACATAGAAATATTACAGTCGCTACACCACTCAATGTATGGGTGGTTGTTTTTTATGTTATTAGGAACAAATTAATTTAAGAGTAAAATCATAGATACTAAAGAAATTTTATCGAATCTATTGTCGAAAATATACTTTCATGATACATTTTAAACAGGTAGACAAGGTATACCCGATAGACAAATGATGAAAACGAGGAAGTGAGTAGTATGGCTACAAAAAGTTTTACTACAGATTATAAATTTAATAACAAAGCAGCTGAAAAATTAGTGAATGCCATGAATAAAAGTGAAGATGCCCAAGTCAATAGACCTAATGTTTTTGCTCAACGTTTAAAAACAACAGAAGAATTACAAAATTTTATGAGTAAAGTAAAGGCTATTTTATAAAAAATGAAAGGAGTGGTTAGTATGGAATGGCAACCTAATAACACATACGTTATAGCTCAAAACTTGATTACAAAATATCAAGAAATTACCGGAAACAGCATAGTGGGAGACGAGATGAAAGTGCATAAATTAATGTACTATATCCAGAAAACTTCTATTGCTTTAACAGGGAACGCTATAATCGATGAACAATTTGAAGGTTGGGTACATGGTCCAGTTTTACCGTCCTTAAGAGGGTTATTTGATTACTTTGTGGAAGACAATACTTCTAGAAATAAAGTTAATGATACTGAAGAATTTATAATCGAGAATGCTATTTATCAATATGGTAAATATGCAACATGGGCTCTTAGAGAGAAATCACACGAAGAAATTTCGTGGCTTAATAGCCGTAAAGGCTTAAGTGCTAATGAACGAGGGTATAGAAATCTCGCAATTGAGGATATCAAAGAAGATGCAAACAAAATAAGATTATATGATTATAGTTACGATATGTATATAGATGAATTTGAAGATTTAGATGAGGAGGAATTTATTAGTGCACACTAGATCCCCTCATGACTATATAGGTAAAATCGTTAAAATAAGATTACCTTATTATGATGTGAAAAGCGCAAAAGTTGCTTTTAAATCTAGGCCTGGTTTAATAATAGGTTGCGAAAAGAATCAATTCCCTTGTGATTTCACTTATTTGCCTATTTCGAAAATAAGTGATGAAAGCAAAAGACATTCTATATATGATTTTGAAGTAAACGATGAAACTTGTAATTTGTTAAATTTGAATAACGTTCCATCATTTGTTAGGTGTCATAAGGTTAGTACTGTATATAGCAAGAATGTTCACAGAAATTACATTAGTGATTTAAACGAAACGAACAATCGACTTTTTAATGAGATTAAATCTATCTTTGATGCATTTGCAACTGGTTTATTTTAATCGCATCTTAACTGATGCGTTATTTTTAATCCCCTACAACCAACAAAACCACAGATCCTATTAATTTAGGATTGTGGTTATTTTTTGCGTTTTTTCGGGGCGAAAAAAGGGCAGATTATTTGAAAAAGGGCAAACGCTTGTGGAAAATCTAAAAGGTTAAAAATGACAAAAACATTGATACAACAGTGTTTTTGGACGCTCGTGTACGTTAGAGAATGACCGCTTTACCATCACATTATGACGATATGTTTATTTTAAACACACAAGCTCATGCGCGTCTTGATCAAATGGCACAACAGTTTGAAGTTGTTTGTAATGGCTTGAACGAAAATGAAGGACAAGCAATTCAAACGATGGATCAATCCGCCTCTCTAATACGGTCAAACTTAATTCAAGTTAAAGAACAATTAGAAAAACTAGCTGTATACTAATTAATTTATTAAATGCTACTTGTTTTCATTGAGAATAAGTAGCTTTTTCAAACATAAAAGTTTTACAAACACATAAATGGGTGATGAGCTATGTTTAAAAAGGCGAAAATCATATTAATAGTAACACTATTGCTATCAGGATGTTCCGCGATGGAAAATGAATCAAGTAAAGACACGAATATAGAAACAAAATCAGTACCAGAAGAAATGGAAGCTTCCAAATATGTAGGTCAAGGCTTCCAACCACCTGCAGAAAAAGACGCGATTGAATTTGCGAAGAAGCATAAAGATAAAATTGCTAAACGTGGCGAACAATTTTTTATGGATAACTTCGGTCTAAAAGTTAAAACTACGAATGTTGTAGGTAGTGGCGACGGCGTAGAAGTATACGTGCATTGTGATGACCACGACATCGTATTTAATGCGAGTATTCCATTTGATAAATCGATAATTGAGAGTGATAGCTCATTAAGAAGTGAGGACAAAAGTGGTGATATGAGTATGATGGTGGGTACAGTGTTGAGTGGCTTTGAATATCGAGCGCAAAAAGAAAAGTATGATAACTTATATAAATTTTTCAAAGATAATGAAGAGAAATACCAATATACAGGCTTTACAAAAGAAGCAATTAACAAGACGCAAAATGTTGGATATAAAAATGAATATTTTTATATTACATACTCTTCTAGAAGTTTAAAAGAATATCGAAAGTATTATGAACTATTGATTCGAAAAAATGATAAAGAATTTAAAGAAGGAATGGAACGAGCCAGAAAAGAAGTGAATTATGCTGCTGATACAGACGCAGTAACGACATTGTTTAGTACAAAGAAAAATTTTACTAAAGACAATACAGTAGATGATGTGATTGAACTAAGTGATAAATTATATAATTTTAAAAATAAACCAGAAAAATCTACAATTACAATTCAAATAGGGAAGCCTACTATTAATACTAAAAAAGCCTTTTATGATGATAATCATCCAATAGAATATGGGGTGTATCGTAAAGATGAATAA